GAATCTGATCCACCAGTCCATTCTTGCAACTCTAAACCAAAATGTAAAGTTTTAGGATAATCAGTATTACTACTATCTACAGTTGGTGAGTTAAAAGGCATCCAATATGCACTAATATTATTAATAGATGTAGAATCTGTAGATCCATCATCATCATAATATCTTAAATTTGTTATTATTGCTGTATCCTCTGTAACACCTAAAGTAGTAGAATGTATTGGGTAATAAATAACTGGTTTACCTAAATATGGTCCACCATCTCTTTTTATTAAATGCCCTACTTGTATGTTTTTTTGTGTTGTACCATCATATAACCTTTCAAACTTCATATGCTCAAATGGAGCTTCTATTACATATCTATCGTTTACTGCATCTAATTTTGTATCACCTTCGTATTCTAATGCACCCCACTCTAATCCAAATTGTTCTTCGTGTTGTTTAGCGAGTAAATTATCTGTTCCTTCGTACTTAAATTTTATTTCTCTATATGGTAGTGATGGGTTTACGCCTTGTTGTTTATTGTCTATATACTCAGTCCAATTCTTTAAAGCGCCATCTTCATAAAAACTATCTAATGTTTTAACATATATTTTACCATCTTCTTTATATGCTGTTAAATTAAATACTTTAAATAAACCAGTTATAAAATCTATAATTTTCATTTCTGGTATATTTTCTTGTACACTAAATGCAGCTGGAGTTATTGTAAAATTACTTGTAAGGTTACTTGTACTAAAAGTTAATGTATTACCACCTCCGTATGTATCAGTTAAAACTATTTGTACACTATCTATTAATTGATCTTCAGCAGATCTAAATATAACTGAATAATTACCATTTGGTAAATTAGCTGATGATGTACCTGAAACTTGTTGTGTTTCTCCAGCAGCAAAATTAAATTGAAAAACAGTTGCACTATTAGCTTGTAATTCTACTTGAAACGCTTTAGTTGGGCTACCAACTGATGCTCCAGATCCAAACGTTACAGTTGCTTGGAATTGTATTGTTTGATTTGATGGTAAATTAAATATCCTAAATGAATTTGAAAATTTAGATACGTGTGATAAAGTTTCAGTTGAGTTATTATATCCTGCTAAAACAGTAGGTGCTTCTAAGTTTTGTTTTATTTCACCTTCTTCTCTTTGTAAAAGCATATACAACTTATAAAAAGGACCATTCGTAGTATTAAAGAAATCGTCAGAAAATATTATTTGTTTGTTTCCATTAGAATCTTTAGTTATGTTTGATTCTTCTATTGCTCTTACAATCGCATATAATCTCAGACTATAAGTTAAATGTCTATAATGTATTCCTGAAACTCTAAGTACACCTTGATCTGGTAAACCGCTTGGAATATCGTCACCAGGAGAAGTTCTTCTTCTTAAATTACCACCTGCATCGTTTAACGCATCATTTGTTCTACTCCATAACTCTACTGTGTTTTCTGAACTGTAGAATAATCTAATTCTATTGTTTATTAACGATACTAACATAGGTGTTGTAAATGTTTCACCACCAGCAGTAACATTACCTGCACCAGATGTAGAAGTTAAATGATTTGATATATTACTTGCAGAATATGCTTGGTCAAAGTTTGATAAAAAATCTAAGTCTGCTAATTTTAAATCACCTAATATATCTTTTAGATTTTGTAGGTTTCCAAAAAAAGTTACCTTATAACTATCTAGCTTACCATCTTTTTTTTGTACACCCTCTAATCTAAGTTTACCAGTTTGAAAAGGGTAAGAATTTAATTCTATTTTAGCATCACTCTTTTTTCTAGCATCATAAGAGTAAGCAGCATCCTGTATAAATATTTCATACCTTTTAAAAAACTTGTTATTTGTTTTACTAGCAGGTAGTGTAAATGTTTTACTAAAATTAGTAAATACCTTTTCTGGATCTTTAATATCTTGTATAGTTTGCGTTAAAGATATTTTTTCATCATCAAATAAATCAAGCCTAGTATATGTAGATTCTTCAGGCTCTTTTACATATAACTCAATATTGTTTATCATCTTATATTACTTATCATATCAAATGCGTACTCTGCAGTAATAGTATATTGTATTACCTTATCGTTTAAACCTGTTTTTATTGTCTCTGCTGTATTTAAAATATTAATTGGTATTGTTTGCTCACTGCCTCCTTGAACTTTTCTAATCCATACCTTTTCGCTGACCAATAATTGTTTTATAGCTTCATTAACATTATTATAACTCATAGGTGGTGAGTTAAGTATTACTTGCTCATTAGCTAAAACATTTAAATTTTTCTTAGAGTGTACTTGTTTATCATATTGAGCATATGTAGATGTAGAGTATGATAAAGAACTATTTTTATAAGTATTCTATCTTGTGTTTTACCATTAAAGTAGAAGTCTTGTAGTGCTCCATACTTATTTACAAATGTTACTTTATATGCTTCGTGTTTATTGCAAACTCTATTTATCGTATAATCAGTACTTATTACAGTAACACTTGTATCTGTTGTACTAAAAGATTCATATACTATTGCAGAACCATTCCAATAAGGAATTACACCAGCTGTGTTATCAGGGTAATATAATTGAGTATTGTCTTGTAGCAGATCGTTAGAGGCTATTGTTTTAGCACTATTTTGACCTGTACCAGTCCCTTCCATAAATTCATAATAACCATCTAAACCTGTGTGCGTTATACTTACTGGTGTCCCTACAGTTACAGCAGCAGAACCTGTATTTATATCATCTACTGTTTCACTTTTAAAAGTTATAGAACCTGTTATTGCAATAGATTGACTAGTATATGAATTGTTAAATGTTATGTCTATATAGTCTCTACATATGTCTGCTATTTCAAAAGCTACATAACCTGTAGTACCACTTATTTGAGTATCCTTACTCATTGATGTAATTTGTGTACCATCTACACTTAATACTAATGTTGCGCTTTTTGCTACGTTAGTACTTACCTGAGCTTGACTATGTGATTCGTAATACGGACTTCTTAATAATATTGTTGCCATTATGTTCTTTTAATTAAATCTGCTTCTATCATACTTTCTATCATTTCAATAATCATATCATCACTAAATATGTCTTGTAGGTCTTGCGGTAATTTCTTAAACTCATTAACAAATGGTATTGTAAAAAAATTGTTTGCCCTTATACCTTTTTCATAAATACTTCTAGCTAACACAAAACCTATTTGTTTATAGTTGCCTTTAGTAAATTGTCCTTGTGCATTTCTAAATCTTATGTTTCTTGCTTTTGCCCAATTCTCTAATGCTTCTGAATAAGGCATTTTAGTTTTAAAACTATAAGGTGTATTCTTATTAACTCTATAATTACTTTTAGTACCCTTTACACCTTTGTCAATATAATCACCATAGTCCTCCATAAATAAACCATATGCAATACCACTTTTCTTTTCAAATAGCTTTTTATACTGAATACTATTATAAAGTTTTTTAGTGTTGTTTATAGGTCTTTTCTTACGCTGTAGTTTAGTCCCCTTGCTAAGATTTTGTCTAGCTTGTTTTTTTACAGCTTTAAAAAACTCCTCTAGTCTTGCATTAAACTTATCTGAAAATACTAACATATATACTGATCATTAGGTAATTCTATTTGTAAGTCTGCGTTCCAGCCTGCTAAGTTATTTTCAAACCTATCTACAAATGGTTCACAAGTAGGATCATTAGTTAACTTATATCCTGTTGTATGCAGTTCTCCAAATCTTAATGTTTGTATTAATTTATTTAATACGCCTAACTGTGTGTTTAATATGTCTTGTTCGTCTGTGTTTTTTCTAAACTTATCTGTTTCTTCTTCTTTACTAGTATCTTTAATATCCATAACTAGTATAGTAATATTATATACAAGTGTTTGTTCTGTAGATACTACATTGTTAACTATAAAATGTGCTAAAGGGAATATAGTTTGCTTACTTAAATCTACATCAGATACATCTCCTATTGTTACTGTCTTGGTTATATTGTTGTTTAGTAGTGAACTTTCTAGCGCTTCGCTAAGTAAGTAATATGATCTAATGGCTACGTTTGCTGGCATTTCTTTTTAATTCTGCTTGTTCTACTTCGTTTTTCTCTTTAATATATAATAATACATTTAACGATTTTAATAATCTTTCCTTAGTGATATTTTCGAATTCTGTAACACGTCCTTGAGCGAGTTCGTAAATTGCTGAATACCACCCCCATCTTTTGGAAAATTGTGCTGACCTTCCATAAGGTTGGTCATCTGATCCTCCGTTAAATAATCCATCATATTGCTCGACAACTCGATGCCTAAATTGTAAAAAAAAACCACCGCACTAAAAACTACATCTAAAGGCATATCTTTCATTATATCGGTTTCTTTAGCTTGGTATTCAACTATATTATATTTATCCCTGTATGCTTCTGTAATCGGTCTATATAATACTGCCATAGCTTTATGCATATCTTCCCAGTTTTGCATATAATTTTCTATGTCTATATATTCCCCTAATGATATATCTTCTAAAGATGGTATAAAACCATACGCTTCATTTTGTAATTCAAACCTATGTATTAACTCTGGTTTTATTTCTAATAGGTCGTTTAGTATCTTAATTATCTCATTCATATCAGTTATCTTTATTTTAAACGTATCTTTTAAATCTATACCGCAAAATATCTCTATCATCTTCTGCGCTACAAAAGTACCATCTCCATTATCTTTTTGTATTTTAATAAACTTTTGATACTGACCTAATGTAAGCTCGTTTAATTCTGTCGGTACGTTTATTGATAACTTCATAGATATATAATACTAATTTACGTTTTTTTTTGCATAAAAAAAGGGGAACCGCAGAACCCCTTTCAACCAATTATATGAAAAAAACAAAAAATTACTACCTGCGATTGTTATAAACTAAAATTAAGATAACTAATGATATTACTGGTATAGGAAATATTGCTAATAATATAAAACCTATCCATAATGGCAGTACGTATAATATGAACTCTTTTATTGTGATATTTTCCATTTTATTGTTGTTTTGTTTTAATAGTGTTTTTCCAAGCAGTAGATTGTTGTATTGCTTGTAACTTTTCTTGTTGGGTACCTATAAATTTACCTGATAGTTGATTATAGTAAGTTTTGTATTTAGTACCTCTTTTTATTTTCTTACCTTTTTCTAATATTATATCATCAGTAGCAAAAAAATATTTTTGACCAAAAAACCCTTTTGTTCTGTCAGGTTGTTCATCACACCTTTTTGTACCTATAAATTTGTTATCTACAAAGTAATCTTCGTAATAACCTATAATATTAAATTTTGTTTTTGTTTCATTTTTCATACAACTAAGTTAATAACTTTTTTTTAATTATAAAAATTTTTTTATAACTTTTTTTTACGTAAATTGTTATTATGAATAATAAAGTTAATATCCAAACATTAACAGCTATATTAAGCAACCCTAATATTCGTGTGTTTGAAGTGTATGGTCCAAAACCTAATACTATTGAATACGAAAGGGCTGTTAAAGCTAATATAAATGCTTGGGAGGTAATATTTAACGAATAGCATACTTTCCATAATTGGGTTTGCTCATTAATGAATAGGTAGCGTATCTTGTTGCGTCAGGTATATGGTCGTTACCTTCTTGCGGAACATTAGTAAGGCGGTTAGCTTTATCTTTTTTCCACCTATAATCCCTAAATTCTTTTATAGCGTTTACAGAAGTTTCTGTTATGTATATTTTAAAACGTTTTAATAAATCTATACCAGCCATTATAGAGTTTTGCCCTTTTACACTTGGGCGTATGTTATTGCCCATTCTACGCAGTTCATCTATTAAACGTACTTCAGCTGAATCACCGAAGCATAATTTATTGCCTTGATTTTGTTCTAATAAAAACCTATGTATATCTGCAGTGGTCATCATAGTTCTATATAGTAATTCGTTTATATAAAGGTTATGTTCTTTTTGATATACTTCTACTGCTGCAGTTGGATCGTTTGTATAACCAAAGTCTATGCCGATAGAAAGGAATTTAGCGTCATCTGGTATTTTCTTTATTATATGCGCTCTAAATATTTGTGTACGTGATAAAGCCCTTTCACCTAGACCGAATACCTGCCAATATTCTTCATCAGTTTCTTTTAAACGTTCTAATTCTGTTATTAAGTTAGAATCTATAAAAGGGTTGTCTTTATATGTAGTTTTATAAAAGACCGCGTCATCTCTAGTTTCTACTTGGTCATATATCCAATGCGTTGCTTCTGATGGGTTGTAGTCGATGATAATTTGCCCTTCAGTCCTAAATATTAATTGTTGCCAACTATCCCAATCTATTTCGTTACACTCATTTACGAATAATAAGTTTCTTTTACGACCACGTATTTTAGCAGGTTGGTCTAACGATATAAATTCTATTGTATTGCCATTTATATAATATTCACTATTACTTTTGTTGTGGTCTTTCTCGCTATATAAATCGTACTCTTTAAGTATATCTAAAAAATCACGCATAACTGTACCTCTAAGCGATGGGAAAGTTTTACGACATATAGTAACTATGTTACCTCTGTGCCTAAAACAATAGTCAAATATTATCCAAATAAGTATATTGAAAGTTTTCCCTGAACGTGAACCACCCTGTTCTATTAGTATTTTTTTATCTGACCTTGAAAACTTATAGGCGTGATTAAATACTACATT